CCAGCAACAGGTGCCGGAGCCGATGATCCATATGGGATACGTCCTTGGCCCTTAATGTCTGCATAGCCTACAGCCGCGGCTGGATTGCTAGGTTTAGAGCCGTTTACTTTTACTTTAGCCATTATCTTGGTCCTTTTCTTTTCTTTGCACTTTTATTTTTTGGAAGTATGCTAGACATGTTCATTGCATCCGCTTTTGACATCCGCGGGTTCTTTGAAAGGGCCGCACGTCCCAGAGCTTTAAGCGGAAGTTCCCCCCCTACCGGCAGCATTTCCACCGCCATAGCCATGTCTTTTGAAGACATGCGCGGGGACTTTTTTAGGGCCCCGGTGCCGCGTTTTATTTTTAGGGCAGCGCCGCCGTCACTACGCAAGGTTTCTTCCGTGTACTCTTCTTTTGAGGGGTATTCAGACATGAGCTTCTCCTTTAATTTTGGTTTAAGTTCTGTTTTAGAAGCTCACGCTCCATAGCCGCGTCGATACGAGCCTTGGTTTGATCCGCTTGTGCGCCCAACCGTTGCGAGAACTGCTGTCCGCGCATCTGCTGACCCCTAGAGTCAAGCTCCAGCTTGGCTTGGTCGATCTGGTTGTCTGCCTGATCCGCCTGTGCCTTTTGTTGCATTTCCGCCTCTTTAAGTTGTACCAGAGGGTCCGGAGCCCCGGCACCCGACATCTCCGCAGATATATCTTTCACTTGCTGCAAGCCTTCCGCAACAAACTGAGCAGTCAACTGTTCGATCTCCAACATCCCCGAAGCATCCGCTGGATCGCCGCCATTCTCATTTACCTGCTGTAGGTAAACAACCGCCGCCTGTTCTCTAGCCGCTTGCTGAACGTGCTGCATAATGTGCTTCTGAATAGCAACCGCCACCGGAGGCATGCCGCCGACAATAGGACTTGTGCCAAAAATCAAATGCGCTTGAATATGAGACTGGTGGTTCTGACCCTCAAAGGCCAACAACGGCAACATGTCCAAAGAATTGATATTCTCTTGTGCCGGATCAAGAGGTTTAGGCTCTTCTATCGGTACAGATTTCATCAAACGATCCACATCCGTAACGCCCAGCGCTTCATACATATCACGAAAAGCCTCGTGCATATTATGTATTTCAGGTGCCTTAGTCGCTAACTCTAACTTAGTTTGCGCAAGCGTGATCCGTTGTGCCTGACTAAAGGCGTTAGGATTACTAACCGGTATAACGTCAATCTTGTCATCAAAATCTTCCGCCATAATAGTTTCGTCAGCGCCCGCAACAGAGTACGGATACTCCTGCGGTAAGCTCTCAGACATAACACGAGCAAGTATCTTGAACTCCAACCGCATCGCATAGTGCAAGCGCTTATGTACAGCACTCATGACCCGCGAGCCCTGTTCCATCATTGCCATTGTAGTTCCGACAGGCGCGTTCTGATTACCGTCGCCAACCTTCAAGTTGGTGATAGTAGCAAACCGCTGGCCCGCTTCGACAACAAAGCCAAGCAACTGAAACAACGTCTGGTCGGGACCCTTAAAAGGTAGCGGCATAAGACTATCACGAATAGCCCCACCCGGAGCATCCACATCTCGGAACTCTCCGGGCTGCAACGGTTCATCGTCGTCCCTGATACGAAGTCCGCGGGCCTTGAAACCCGCTGGGAGGTTGGACAATGTACCGGCGTCGATCAACTGACGCAGTGCCGCCGTGGCGGTTCTTGACAAACCGCCAATCGTATGGATGAGCCCTAAACCATAAAAACCAAAACCCGGTAAAAACTTATAGTGCGTGAAATACTGGATTTTCTTTTTCTTGGAGTCATCCTCTTTGTAATTCCTGCGGATACACAAGATTTCCCCGTTATCCATGGAAAGAGTTACAATATAAGGTATTTTAATTCCTGTTGGCTCGTCGTCACTGTCAACCTCCTCGTAACCCTCAAGGTCTAAGTCAACGTGACATTCCAAAATAGTGCAATCATAGTCAATCTGACTAGGTTCCATGCCGTCAATGCGGTTGATTTCGCTGCCAACACCCGTGATCTCACGCTGTGCAGGGATAACATCCACATCTAAATACATCCCCATTACCTGACGCTTGCGCAAATCGTTCAGCGACATGCGAACAACCTGAGTGACGTTAGGGCAAGTGTCGAGGTCCGTGGTCTCATACGGAACAACCAAGTTCTCCGCAGGCACAAACTTGGAAACAGCACGATCTAACGTCTCGTCAAAGTAAGTTTTCTTAAAAGTAGACCCCGCCAGCGGTAAATAGAACAACATTTGATCCATATCGGGCGTGTAATCTTCCATCACATTAGTGATGTAGTAGTTCATAAACTGACGGACGCGCTGGCCCTGTGCCGCCTTGGCCCGCGTTTCCTTGCCCAGCACTACAGTGCGGACGGGACCCGATGACGGTAGAAGCTCGTTAAACGCCTGTGCTTGGAATTGGGTGGCTGCTTCAGCTAATAACGGGTGAGTAACCCCTGTGGCTCCCCTGAAAGGCTGTGTGCGCTCTTCGTAGTTAAAGCCCAGCAAATCCAAACCGTTTGCATACGCATCTTCCCACTCTTGCCGACTGGCCTTGTTCGCGTCGTACTCAGCTAACATCTCGCTGGAAATGCGTGACAACTCGCGGTCCGGCATCTCTTCGGCAAGGTTAGCGTCAAACTCTAAGCTATCGCCGCGCTGGTCCTGTGGGTCAAAGTCAATCTCTACGCCGCCGTCTTCCGTAGGAGTAATGCCAATGTCACCAACATTATCAGCTTCAATCATGGCTATAACATTATTCTGGGAATTAGGGAGTTCGATCTCTAGCTCCGCAGATAACTCTTCGTCTGTAAACTGGGAAGGGACCCCAGTATCCATTAAGCTACCTGAGTACCCATTTTTCTCTTTGGCCATTCATCTCTCCTATGCGATTTAGTCTAAGTATTACTCATACCCTTCATACCCATCGCGTTTCGTATCATAAAAACCCTCCTCGTCACGAGGGAAATAAACGTCAGGACCCTTAGAAGGCGACTTAAAGTTAGCCGGGGCACGAGGCTGGTCTTCGGCAACAGCCCCCTGCTCGTCCTCCGTGCGTCCTAATATCTCATTTAACTGTTTAAATATTGCCCCGTCAACTAATCTCGTGATTTCCTGCGCCGTAGCGTCAATGCCCGCTTTCTGAAATATCTGGCGACCAATAGCGTTATTCCGCGTGTCCATAGCCACGTCGCCTTTGGTAGAACCCCCAATCGTATAGTCCATAAACTCACCAATACCACCCATAGCGGCAGCGGTATTCGTACCGTACTCTTGCGCCAAAAGAGCCGAGCCAAGCATATGGCCGCGAGCATCCTCTAGTTCTTGGTACGCAGGCATATCTATACGAGCGCGAGCCGTGCGCTCTTTCTCCGAGTACATGTCCTTGTCCGTAGGTATAATCAGATCGCCTGTTTCAGGGTCCGTGACGGACGGGTAATCAAAATCTTCTATAAGCTGGCTTTGGAAGTCAGGCTGGCCCTCAACATAAAACTCGTCGTAACGATCACTGCCGGGACGAGCGGACTTAGTAACGCCCTTTGTATTAACTCCCCCGCCAAATACGCCGTCAAACAAAGCTCGTCCGGGACCCGAGATGCTATTTAGAAAGCTTCTTTGGGAGCCGGTTTCGTCCGTGTACTCAGGAATATCTGGAACAAGGTTCGCGCTGCTATAGCCTCGGGTAGAAGGAGGGTCTTCAAACTGGTCAAACCCGCCTTCCGGGGGATTTACACCGTATTCTTCGTCAAAAGGTGTCAGTCTTGTGTACTGAGGGGTGGGGCTGATCGCTCCGGGACCCACGCGAGAAAGCATGTCGTCTAGGTTAAAAGCAGGGGACCCGCCATCCTGCATGTAGTTAATGGTGTCAAAGCCCGCTCGACCTAAATTTACCGCAGAGTTGTTCATGTCCATGCCCTTCGCCTAGTAATACGCCGCCACTCTAACAGAGTTTTGCTCATCTTCCCAGTCATCTGTTGGTAATTGAACAAAATTTCCTTGTCTGTAGCGCATAAGCGCCTGTGTCATACTATCAACTAAGTCGTCATGCTCCCCGTTTGGGAACGCAGCAACCTCTTCAATTAACTCGTCAGCCCAAACCTCGTCAGGGGCCCAGACCATGCCCGCCTCAAATAATGGCGAAACACTGTGTACTCTGGTTACCTTATCGTTTCCACGCGACGGAGTAAAGTTTACAACAGGAATGCCCATACTTCGTAATTCTTGCGTCAAAGGGGTCCCTGACGCTTTCGCCTCAACAATAACCGTGTCAGGCTCCCAAAATTTATAATTATCTAAAGCAATCTGCTTTAATTCCGGAAAATCCCAGCGCCCCTTTTGACTGTCTAACAAAATTAAATTGGGACCCCCACCTCCCTCGTTAGGATAAAACACCCCCCACGTCGTAATCGCACTGTAGTCCGCCGTCTGCTTCTTACTAAACGCCGTATCATAACTCTGAATAACATACTCCAACTGGGGTATCTTAGTAGGCTCCCAACACCGCCACTGCTCGCGGCGGATGATAGCATTCTCCTCACCCGTAGGATTTTGCTGGTACTGAGCGTTCCACTTGCTCGGCGGAATGGACTCCTTCACAGAAGTTAAATCCTCCAAAGACCAATACTCCGGCCAGCAAGGGGACCCATCCTCAAAAATAGCAGGTAACTCAACAACCTCCCACTGATCCGCTAATGGATTTTTTGCCTGCGCCTTTAAAAGCTGACCAGTCATGTCCTTCTCCGACCACCGGGTCTGAACCAAAACAATCGACCCACCCGGCTGTAAACGCTGCCGGGGACCCCCAGTATACCAATCCCAAGCATCCTCAAAACCACTGTTGCTCATCGCAGTCTGCTCCGAGTGAGGGTCATCAATAATAACTAAATCACCACCACGACCCGCTAAGTTCGATCCAACGCCAACAGCATAGTACATACCGCCTTTGCTCGTGTCCCACCGCCCGCTGGCCTTACTGTCCGCAGCAAGCTTCACACCCGGGAACACCTCCTTGAACTCGTCACTCTCAATTAAGTTTTTTGTTTTTCGGCCAAAGTTAACCGCCAACTCAGTCGTGTGTGTCGCCTGAATGATCTTCATATTCGGGTTCTGGCCCATCATCCACGCAGGAAAAAGAAAGGACGCAAACTCACTCTTCGTGTGCCGCGGTGCCATGTTGATGATTAAACGCTTCAAGTCCCCACTAGCCACGCGCTCTAACTTCTCAGCAATGATTTTATGATGACGGCCCGCGATAAACTCTGGCCAGACAGTTTTTACAAAAGTTAAAAAATCTTTTTGGCACTTCTCGTTCTTCTCAAGCTGCGCGAGCCTTAGCTCAAGTTTTAATTTTTTCTCTTCTAGGATCACGGAATTAGCTGAACTCATAGGGGGCCCCTGTAACTTTTGACACGCAGATTATAAAATGTTTCACGTGAAACAATCCGCGAAATGTATGCGATTTTAAACGCTATTATAAGACAGTTAATCTCTGTTGGAAATACCTGATGAATATTTGCGAGAAACATGGCCCCTGCCTTCGACTGACGAATCACGCGCCGCGGCTCGAAAATCGCGTTTAAATAGCGTTAAAAGATCGAAAAAGCCTCTATTTAGCGAGGGACCCGGGCAATTTGACAACGGGCATTTCACTGGAAAACGCGGTTTGCGGTCCTTGGATGTCGAAGCCCGGCGCGTTAATTGGCACCGGCTGGGCGCGATCCGCGGCTCTTGGATGTTGGTCCACGGTTTAATTGACACCGGCTAGGGTTCGCAGATCCTGCGGTAATTCCCACCGGCCGGGGTAATTCCCACCGGCCGGGGTCGACATCCAGTAGGGCAGGGATCGCGGCCCATAAGTTTTAGCCAGGTGTTTGAGGGGCGTGGCCCGCCCTGTTTAACTGTTTATTGCGGGCATAAAAAAAGGGCCGCACAATGGCGGCCCAGTAGCAAGGATGGGGCGTGTTATGAAACGTCAACGGTCACGATGATGTCACCGTCGCGGATCATATCCTTGACCGTATCCCGGGTTGCGTCTTCCCGGTCACCGTCCATTTCGGCGGATGAAATACGATCATCAATCAATTGCTCGAGGCCGTCGATGCTGTCGGTGTCTAGGGTCGAGGTGAAGTCTTCAACAAACTCAAGCCGGGCCTCAAGGGCGTCTAATTGGTTGCTATCGGTCAAGGCGGCTTTGATGCGTCCGTTGATTGCGTCGTTAATAACTGAACCCAAATCAACCGGGGCGGCTTTCAACGTGTTTATTTCGGCAGCCATTTCCCGGACGTTTCGTTCAAGTATCGCATGGCTATCGCGCAAGTTTGAAATGTCTTGAATTGCGCCGCGTATGTCGCTGGCAGATTGCAAGCTACCCTCGACGCTCAAATGCGCCGTATTGTTCTGGGCGTGGCTATAAAGAATAGAGGCGGTGTCCTCTAAGCGGTCGAGGTTTGCTTTAAGATCGATCATGTTTTTTAACTCCGTATAAAAAAGGGGTGTGAATTATGAGTGGCAATAACCGCAAGTTTCGATAACAAGCCACATCCCGCACCAATATATAATGGCGGCGCCGTTCATTCCAAACGCTGGGGATGCCGTGCGTCTAAAAGAAAGGAAGCTTTGACCAGTTGGGCGCAACCGGTTGTGCCTAGATTGTAAAGCTCGATTTTGTGCTTTGGTTAGTTTCATGTTTTTAACTCCATATAAGCAAGCGGGATGCCTGCCCTAGGTATCTACTTATATATAACTTTATAGAAAGTAAAGTATTGAACAAGAAAAGGGCCGCACAATGGCGGCCCGGTCTCTTTATATATAGCGGCGGTTTATTCGTGGCGGATGCCATTGAACCGGCGTAAAGCAATAGAGAACCGCAAGCAAGCAATAGTAGGCGTTCGAGATACATCCCGCCAAACCCAGTAAATAAAACTAAACATCAATCAAACCGGGCGGTGTAATGAACCGGGGCGGTATTGTCTGGATTGGGTGCGGTGTCAACAATTGCGCATATACCGTAATCGTAAACATATAATAGAAAGCGGTCGGCAAACCCAAACCGGGCCAGTGGGTGCAAGTCGGGGTCATCCGGATAAGAATAGACGCCCCTAGCATCCAGTTTACCGCTAGTTGGGGTATTGTAAGCAAACCCGCCGCAACCGTAAGCATCGTCCATTTTATTTGCTATGTCTAAAAGGGTTGTTTTTCCCTCATTCCAAGCGGGCCGGTTTTGTTGGGCCTCGCAACACGCGGTGCAAAAGAAGTCCGGGATGATGCCGCAAGCCTCCACAAGATCAACCGGGCGGGCGTTGCCTATGTCCGGATCATGGTTTGGATTAAGTACGCGGTCCAGAATATATTCACTAGCCCGGAAATTTAGATCAATTATTTGTGCCATGTTTTTAACTCCATATAAGCAAACGGGATGCCTGCCTTAGATAGGGTTTGAAAGGCTACTTGAGGTTTATTCACTAACGCTCGCGGTTTGAATGCAAGTGACAGTCCTTAACGTGCTTCACCTTTCGAGGTCCTCACCTCACAGCAACCGTTAAACAGTTATTAAGCGTTAGTCAAGTTGACCACAAAAAAGGGCCGCACAATGGCGGCCCGGTCTTCTTATATATAGCGGCGGTTTAGGCGGTTACTAAATCCAACAACCGGCCCGCTTTCCGCTCCACTTCAATCCGGGCGTCCTGATGTGGAACGTCACGGGCTATTGCGGTGATAGCTTGCGCCGCATCCCAAACGCTCGCAACCGGGCGGCCCTCTTCTTTGAGGTGTCGAGCGGCGGCGGCTTTTGCCATGCGTCCGGACAACCCGGCCCGCTTAGTTAGGAACTCCAAGCGGTCCTCATCATCCCGGGCAACAATGGCATCCTTTGCCGCCTTTACGCCCTCAACAAAAGAATAGGTTGAACCGTTTGCAAACGACTGCAAAGCGGGGCGGGCTTCCATTGCGAAACGATCAGGTGCAAATTTAGTATGACGAATTTTAATCTCGTGGAAATTTTCGACGCCCCACAAGTTTCTATTCATACAAACACCGCGTAAATACATTGCCGCAATACCTGCCGTTTTGCTACCGGTCTCGCTATTCCATGCATAAAACCCCCGGAACATTAAATCCGGCTCGCCATTGGCAAGCTTACCGACTTCAATAGGGTTACGATCATCCACAAGGAAAACGAAAACGTCACGATCCGACGCAAACAAAGTGGTGGTGCCAAGAGTAACCGGGGTCTCCGGATCATATACCGCCATGCCGTTGTTACTGCCGGTCATCATCCCCGGGATTTTCCAACGCCCACCGCTATCCTCAACCAAGTTTTTGATAGGCTCTAATATTTCCCAATCAAAAATCCGGCCATAGTCCGGACCGGTTGCGGCTCGCAGTTCTCCGCCCTCGTTTTGTGCGCCATAAACCTTAACCAGTTCTTTACCACGGTTGTAACGCAAGCCCCATTGGATGCACTCCGCCGCAATCGGGGCGGGCAGGTCTTTAAGGTAACCGGCAGGGGCACCGGCAAGTTGTGACAGTTGGCCAAAACTCCAATTGGTAGGGGTGTTTAAATGTTCCCGGCGGTTGTCATCTTGATATTCAATAGAAATATCACCCCGGGACGGGTTTGCCTCGTCAAAATCCCCCACAATCTTAATCTTGTGAGTATCGACAGTTCTGGAAGTCATAAGGCTTGCGTCTTTTTTCTTAAAAGAAAGCATATTGTCGAGCGATAAGAATTTCTGATCGTCGGGACGGTTGAACCATTGTGAAGAAACTGCGCTGTTTCCAATTCCGTGCGCTAAAGCGTTTGTTTGATATGTCATGTTTTTAAACTCCAAAAGGCGAGCAACATTGCCCGCCTCTATAATCTTGCATAATCTCGCATACAACGCAAGCTAATATTTTAGAAAGTTAATTCGCCCCAATATCCCCGGCTATATGGTGCCTTAATATTGTACGCGGTGCCAAACCTTTTGCAAACCGCGTGACCCTTTCTGCGTCGGTCTCGTCTTGATCTTGATCGGCGGTATGATTCCAATGCAAAAGAACATTGCCCCCGGTAGCATAGCAACCGCCCGCATCATCCGGGTTTGCGGCTTTCTTTTTATGTACACCGTGCGCAGTAAATCCGACGGCAAAATTGCGGGCTAGCCTAGCACAAAGTGGATCACCATTGCCGCATTGGGCGCAACCGAAGTTGTCAAGATATTCCGCCGGACACCGCACAACCTTAACCTCGTCAACTGTTACCGATTTACGACCGCCCCAGAAATCCGCCGCAACCGTGCAAACCGTCGGGACTTTCATCCGGACATATTTTGCCGCCATTGCCGCAGTTTTTGCCGAGTAGTTAATAACAGTCTTACCCGCTTGCAATTTCTTGATCCAATGGATTGGCGAGAAATGCGAGTAAGTAAACGCCTGTCCCTTAGTTGGGACCGCATCAACAACCGCATCAAGATAAACGTGGTCTATTTTAGTCGCGCCACAACCCGACGGGTTTAGCTCGCAAGTTGCCGGGCAGGTTCCAAAGTTGTCTTTGGTGCCCGCCCTATAAGTAACCGCAACGCCTTTTGTCTTTTGCGCCCGGCTTATTTCTACAGTCTTTAACATTATAACTTCTCCCAATCTGAAAAATGCGCAACAGAATAAGAGTTTTTACGACCGTTGTTTTTTTCGTGTTGGGTTAAAGATTGGGCCGCCCGCCTTGCGTTTTCTTTTAGGTGGTAGCTTTCTATGTTTTTTTGATCCGAAGTAGATACCACGACCCAAGGCCCGGAAAATTGTTTATTTTGTTCTCGTTGTAACATGGTTGCCCCCATAAGTTTCTAATAAGATAATATGGGATAATATAGAACATAAAAAAACCCGGCGTCAACCGGGTTAATTTAATTATTTTTTACGTCGCTTTTGTGGCTTTGGACGGGTCCGGGGTTTTTGTCGTGCCTGCTGTTTTTCAAACTTTTCTAAAGCTTCATCGCCATACTTTATTCTGGCGAATAATTTAATTAAGAAAAACACTACCAATCCCCCCCAAATATCTTTTTGAACACCTCGTCGAGAATCTTATCCATTTCCGCACGGCTCATGATACTTGCCCACAATAATCTTCGGCTTCGGGGGTGAGGTAATCGTGCAGTTCCCTCGCAAAGTGTGCAATATGTTCACAGTCACTTACAAACGTATCAGCTTCAAAGTTTCCTGTAGACAACTCCAACGCAGAAACTTCGATGTCCACTAAATGGGCTTTGATTTGCTTAAGGGTCATTACTTGCTCTTCCACAGATTTTGAGTTGGGTAAAAGTATCAGACTTCCTCCCGGTTCATGGTAGGAAAGAACCTGACGCGCTCCTGTTTTGTAATTAGCCGTGTTACTAATTGTTAATTCGTCCCAATCGTCTACGTCCACAGATACCAGTAACATTTCCGCATCAACAATTTGCTGGGAAGGTTGATTAACTGTGACCATGACATTGTAGCCATCTTCGTGTGGCTCATCTGTGTGATGGATTACGTCAATCACCAAATCATCACTGCAATTAATATAAATTTCTTTGCCAGACTTGATGTCAAGTGCGGGAAACGATGTGTCTTCTTTGATTAAATTTTTACGGCTCATGATATAACCCCTGCTTGGCGGGTTACCCGTATTTTTTCCTGTATACTGGATTCTGGCGGCGTTATTTGAAAAATATCCACAACGTTTAGCCCGAGGTAATCAGAACCGTTATCTTTTGCAAAATCACGTCTTGCTACTTCACTAGCTGTAACAACGTCCTCCGCGACAATTACAAAGGTTTGGGACACAACGCCCTCCACCACTATTTCGTAAGTCTTTTTCATGTTTTTTCTCCGTAGTTAAGTTAAGTTAACTATGCGATCCTATGCGATTATATAGGACATATCAACCCCAATATTTTTTCCCAGTCAAAGTCCCCCTCTTCAAAGTAAACAGGCTCGACCGCTAAACCTTCAAACCTTAAGTCCATAGCGTCACTTGCGGGGTATAAGTAGATACGTTGCGGCAGTGTTTTTGTCTTAACTTTACGGACTAGAACCCACGCACTTCCATGAGCATGGTTAGTAAGCCAAGCCACTTGATGAGGGCGTAGCTCGACCGCGTTGCCGCCGCTCGCCTTTAGTTCGATGAAGTGAAACAAACCTTTTTCGTCACACAACAAAACATCAGGCACTCCGGGCATCGCCCACGTTTCTAGTCTAGTGGATTTTAGCTTTCGGCTGCTCTTCTCTATCCCCGTCTTCATCATCCGCCACAAGTCGGCTTCTCGCTTTGTCGCGGTTTTGGGGATTGTCCTGTCCTTCGGGAGTAATGTCGATAGTGATCGGGGCATAGCTTTGTTTGATTTCCTTTAGGGCGTTCAAGACTTCATCTTTACTCATAGAGTCGATGCTTCCATGTCTTACTTCGCTTTTGCTTACATAAATATCGCCTTGTGCTTGCCCCCGTCGATATTCGGCTTGGACGGCGGCTGAATAGGCACCGTTAGTTAAAGCCATGTCTCTTATAACCTGTAGGTCTTTAATATGACGCTGATAGTGAACCCCATACTTTTCGTCGAGTTCGGCACGATAGGATTGGATTGCGTTAACAACGTGCGGACTAATGTGAGGATTGGTTAGCTCATAAGCACGAGTATGGGCGGAGCCCGCCGGGTAGCCCGCTTCAATAGCGGCTTCTCTCATAGTTATCTGCCCGTCTTTAGAAACCAGTTCTTTTACAAACAGTTCTTGCCGACGGGTCAAAGGCTGTTCTCTACTTGCCCGGGGCCTGCCAACCTTTTTCTTTATGACAGGTGCAATTGACTTTGCGGTAGTCTTTCTTGAGGCCATAAGTGTTCTCCAGTTATTTTCAGATACATTGGAGTAAAAAGCCCGCTTTGTATATATACAGCAAAATATATTTTTATAATAAAAAAACTTTCAGGCCCTTTAAGGCACTTCCGCCTCTTTGCCCCCGGAAAGGTTACATAAACCCCTTTTGGCCACATTTTTGTTTTTCTCTTATGTAACCAGATAACCCTATATACATAAACGATATTTTGCCTAAAGTTACACGGTTACACCAGTTACGCCTATTTTTACTAAAAAACTTTTTTTCTAATTTATATCTCTATATACATAGAACGGCGTATTAACTGTGCCCAAAAGCAAAAAGACCCGCGAGCCGCGAGCCTTGGTTGTCTATTCGTCATCTTCGTCCTCGTCTAATATGCCGTACCCGTTGCACCATTCACATATGGCCCAACGGGTATCGACGTATCCCACGTCACGGGCGCAGTTGTGCGTTCTAAAAATTTCTTGCTCAACCTCGCCCGTTCCGCCGCATTCTTCACAGTGTCTCATGTACCTGTTTTTTCGCCCCTCATCCATTTTATATCTTGTAGCAAGGATAGTTTTTCTTTGGTGGCTTTTTCAAGTGCCATTGTTAGCCTTGATATTTCGGTGCGTTGTTTTGAATTTTTACTCTTTAGGGTAATAATTTCGGCGGCATCCGTTTTTTGTTCGAGTGTCCATTTTGTCATTATATTTTCGTACCTCTCTCTCTTAGGTTTTTTACAAAGTTGTTTAGGTTTTGCCTCGCGACAAACAAATCGTTTTCGACGGAGGTAGGGGCATCACGCCTGTACCTCTCGCCTTGATGTTTATCCACTTGTTGCTTTAGGAACT